GATATCGGCGGCCAGCCCCAGCGCGTGATCGCTGGTCGGCACCCCGCCCACCGCGCGGTTCACCGCCGGGCTGCGATAGGCGCTGATCACCGTCACCGGCCGCCGCCACAGCGCGCGCACCTGCTCCAGATACTCGGCCAGCCGCCGCAGATTGCCCATGTGCTGCTTGCCCGCCGGCTGGTTCGGCAGCCCCAGCCGCCGCGCCGTCTCGCTCACGGTCAATTCGTCCAGGCTGAAATGCCGGGTCAGCTGCACCACGCTCAATCCTCCGTGATTTCGCGCGCCCAGCGCGCCCGGTCGCCATCGCAGGCCCAATCATGGCCGCGCACCGCCGCCTCGGCCGGGTCCAGCGCGGCGATGGTGAAGCCCGGCCGCCACTGGCCGCAGGCGGGGCAGCGGGCCTCCACGCTGCCCGGCACGCGCTCGCGCGTCGGCAGATCGGGGCGCAGCGCCGGATCGGTTGCAAGCCAGTGAGCCATTACAGAAACGCCTGCCAGGGAATCGCGCTGGCGCCGGCTGGGGTCAGGCTGGTGTTGACCACGCTGCCCAGCGTGTAGCGCACATGGGTGAAGCCGCTCAGGCTGGTGCCGGCGCCCTCGCCATAAAGCAGGCTCACCCCGAATTCGTTGCCGCTGCCGAAATCCACCGTGCCCGGCGTCACGGTGCGCTCGAATGTGCCGCCGGCCGAATAGGTCTCGCGGCCCACCTCCTGCCAGTTGCCGCCGATCCGCGCGAAAAGCCCGATCTCGGCAAAGCCCGGCTCGCCCGGCGCGATGTTGCCCACGGTCACGCTGAACCGGTAGGTAAAGCGCCCGTTGAACGGCGCGCCGCTGTTGGTGCGGTTGATCACCCGCTGCGGCTCACCGGTGCCGCCAAGGCTGCTGCTGCCATCGGTGATGGTGGCCCCGGCGGTCACCGCCTGGCCGCGCGCGCGCATCACAAATCCGGTGGTGCTCAGCGCCTCGGCCGAAATGTCGATATTCTCACCCGCCGCAGCAGCGCGCCCGCCGGGCAGGAAGAAGATCTTGGGCACCGAAGGCAGGGTGGAGGGGAAATTCACCACATCGCCGTCCCGCGCCTCGCCGCTGGCCACCAGCTGGGCAAAGGGGTTGCCGAATTGCGAAAGGAAATTCTGCAGCGCGGTGCCGGTGCCCGGGTTCATCCGGCTCACGATCGGCTGGTCCACCGTCACATCGGCCTCGGGCGCGATCCCGGCCATCAGCCAGCTCGCGGCGAATCGCTGGTTGAACCGCTCCGGCGTGGGCAGCACCAGCGGCGCGGTCAGGCTGGGCGGCACATAGATGCTCGGGTCTTCCTCCCGCGCCTCGATGTTCACGATCAGCTGATAGGCGCCGTCCTGGTTGGCCTCGATGGCCAGCCCGCGGCGCCGCACGCGGAAGGGCTTGGCCGGCCAGCCGCGCACCTTGCTGCTCATCAGGAACACGTCATTCTGGCGCAGCATCAGCCCGCGCACGCCCACCCGCAGGTTCACCACCCCCTGGAACAGCTGGCGCTGCGCGATCATCCGCAGCACGCGCTGGCCCTGGGTGAAACTTGTCACGCCGGGCAGCTCCTGCACCAGCGGGCGCGGCACCGCCGATGGCCGCTCGATCACCACTTCAGGCAGATCGGAAAGCTCGAACAACGCGCTGGCATCGGTATAGCGCCCGCGCACCACCGTGTATTGCTGCTGGATCGGCGGCACCGGAGACCAATCGATCGGCCCGATCAGATCATTGTCGTTCAGCACCAGCGAAGGCACCAGGTCGTTCACCGCCACGCGGGGGTAAAGCTTGCCGCCATCGTCCACCAGCTCGCCGTTGCAGCTCTGCAGGATGGCCTCGATCACCGCCATGGGATCATCGGTGTCAGCAAAGGGCCTGTCGTGCCGGTACCGGCGCTCGATCCCGCCATCCAGCGTGCCCACCATTTCATCGCAGATGCTGGCCGCTGCGGCGAACTTCTCCAGCGGCAGGCGGGCCAGCGGCAGGCCGGCGCCCACGCTCACCTTGCCATTGATCCGCCAGCCGATCAGCACGGCCAGCACCTGCAGCACCGGGTTGCGGCCGATATCCACCCCGCCGGCGGTGAAAGCCCAAGTGGCCGGATTGTCGGCCCGGTGGCTGCCGCTGCCGCCCGGCACCGTGCTGTCCAGCCGCGGATCATACACCGGCATGCCGCTGCCGGTAACGGTGATGCGCCCGCCAAAGCCGCCCGAAAATGGGCTGGCGCTGCTCTTCGAATTGTTGCTGCGCTTCACCCGCACCTTCATGGTGGCGCAGCCGGTCAGGCGGGTGGTGCTGCCCCAGCGGCTGCCGCTGTTCACGGTGTGGAAAGCGCTCGGCCCGGCCTCGGTGATCACCTCGATGGTCAGATAGCCGTTGAATTCACCCTGCGCGCCGCCGCCCGGCGTCCAGGCCAGCTTGTCGTCAATGTGGATCGATTCCACACCGTGGATGCGGTGCGCGGCCAGGGCAAAGATATAATCGATGAACTCGTCATCCTTGCCGCTGGGCTCGTAATAGCGCAGGTCCAGCACCATCGTGGTGGCGCCCAGCACCAGCTTGCGCGGCGCCGCCACATCCGGGTTGATGCCGCGCGGATCAAAAGGGGTCAGCCGCGGGCCGGGCTGCAGCAGCGACAGCGTGCTGCTCAGCGCGCCCAGCGCGCCCACCGCAATCAGGGCATTGACCGCAATAGCAACCGTCGCGGTTGCGACTCCGGCCGTCACCAGCACAGGCGCCAGAAACGGCGCGAATATGGCCAAGCCAAGGAAGGCCAGCGGCTTCAGCAGATCACCCATCGATCACGCCCCTACCGGCCAGCAGGCCGTCACCGCCGCCAATCGCATGCTGCCCAGCCCGCAATGGCTGAAAAACCAGGCCTTGCCGGCCCACACCACGCCCAGCCCAGCGCCATCGGTCACAATATCGCCGCGCCGCGCCATCAGCGGCGCAGCGCGCGGCCCCAGCAGGGCATCGGCCATCGCTGGCAGATCGGCCCAGCCGGCGCGCTTCATCGCCCGGGCCTGGCTTGCCGCACTGCGATAGGCCGGGCGCTTCGCCGGCCACCAGCCATCCCCCAGCACCGCCGCCACGCAGGCATCGGCAAAGGCGGCACAATCGCTGCCGGATTCCGGCGCATAATCGCGGCCGTGCCAGGCGGCGATCACCCAGGCCAGCCGCGCCTCCCAATCCGGGTGGCGCGGGCGCGGCTCAAAAGGCACGATCTCGGCCATCATCACCGCTCCGCCACCCGGCCCATCAGGCCGGCCGCCAAGCTGCGCCCGATGCTGCCGCCGCCCATCGGCGCATTGCCGCCCAGCGCCAGCGTGGCCGCCGCGCTTTCGTCATCCGGATCATAGATCTTCTGGCTCAGGTAGGTGCGGCCCTGCGGCCCCGAAAGCAGCGCCAGATAGCTCTCGCACACCATCGAAAGGGTCCAGCCATCGGCGCTGATGCTCTCGCTCGGCTGGGCCATGGTGCCGGAAAACAGCGGCTCGATGCCGCCCGCGATGCCTTCCGCATTCACCGTCACCAGCCACAGATCGATGGCCCGCCCCGAATACAGGGTGGGATCGTTCACCGCATCGATCAGCTGGGGATTGTCGGGATCCGCAAAGAAGGTGGCGGTAAAGCTCTCAAAGCCGCCGGCGCCGCCCGCCACCGGGCTGATCTGCAGCACATCCGGGTTGATCACATCGAAAAGCTCACCCGCCGAAGCGCCGGCCTCGGGCAGGTCTTCCGGCACAAAGATCGGCATGGCCGCCATCGCCGCCAGCACCGGCGCATCGGCAAAATCGGCGCGGATCAGCACGGCCATGTGCACCACGTCGCCGCTCAGGATGCCGTCACTCAAGGGCATCAGAACCGCTCCGCAAAGCTGAGGGGGCCGTGGTCGTAGATGGCGGCCGGAGACACCACCCAGCTCAGCGGCCCAGCCAAGGACATCTTGGCCACCGGCAGCGAAAGCAGCACCACGTCATTGTTCGCCACCGAACCGCGCAGCGGCTGGGCGAATGTGGCCACGCCCTCGCCGGTGCTGTTCGCCACCAGATCGCCGGTCAGGCACAGCAGCTGGGTCAGGTTGCCCAGCACCGTGATGAAATCCCCTGCGCGCAGGTTAGTGACGCTGGGCGCCAGGCCCTTCAGGTTGAGGGAAAAGCCCAGCTGGGGGCCGCCATTGGCTTGGGCTTGCGTCGGCCGGCCGGCCACCGTCACCTGCGGGGTTTCGGTGGCGGGCAGCAGGCAGAAGGCATCGGGCGCCGCCATGGCTGCCAGAAAGCCCCGGATCACCCGGGCCTCCTCAAAGCCCAAGGCGCGGGTGGGCACGATCTCGGCCTCGCAGCTCCAGCGCCCGCCCGGCCCCAGCCGGATGCGCTGTTCCCGCCCGGTGAACTGCGATGTCTGCACCGCGATGCCGCCGGTCTGGCTCCATTGCGCGGTGCGGATGGAAAGCGCGGCGGGGATGGTGATTTCCGGCATGTCAGGCCCCCATCGATGAAGGCAGGCGGCGGCGCTGGGCTGCCGCCATCCGGTCATCGGCCACCGCCCGCGAAACCCGGGCGCTGCCGCGCACCACCGTCACTTCGAACAGCGGCGAAGGCTGCACCCGGATATCCACCGCCGAACCTTCGCCGCCACCACCACCGCCCAGCAGGCCCAGCTTGTGGTTGGGGATGACCTCGCCCGGCACGCGCGGCACAAACAGTTCCGGCCCGCGCTCGCCCACCACGCTCACCCGCCCCACCGGCGGCCGGCCGCCATCGGCAAAGCCCAGCAGGCTGCCAATGGCGCCGATGATGCCGCCGCCGCCCAGCGCCCCGCCCAGCAGCTTCAGCAGCCCGCTGGCGATCAGCTCGGCCGCTGCCGCCTTCAGGCTGTTCACCAGCGCATCGCCCAGCGATTGGCCCTGCACGATGGCCTGGGCGAGCCCCTGCGCCAGATTGGCGTTGAAGCGCTCGCTGATCTCCAGCACCTCCGGCGTCACCGCCTTGATGGTGGGCACCTGCCCCGCCAGCGTGGCAATCTCGGCCAGCTCGGTGCGGGCAATCGCCAGCTCCTCGGTGTTGATCAGGCTCGGCACCACCGGCTGGGCCAGCACATCCTTGATGCTCTCAAAGCCGCTGGTGCGCAGATCGGTCAGGCTTGGCTCACGCGGGCCGCTGCGCACGCTGGAGCGCGTCGTGCGGGCCGGCGGCTTGAACCGCGAAGCCGATACGGTGATCTCCGGCTCTTCAAACAGCGCCACATCAGCGGCGATGCCAAAGCGGTTCCGGTAATCATCCTGCAGGCTGGCAAATAGCGAGGTGTTTTGCAGGCCCTGCCGCCGCAGGTTTTCCAGCGTGGAATCGGCGCGGGCGCGCTCTGCCGGCGATGGCCCGGTGCGGCGCTTGGGCGGATCAACGCCGGCCGCCCGATCAAAGGCGGCGCCGGCCTTGTCCAGCAGGTTCAGGTCATCGATCTCTTTCAGCAGGCGCTCAAGATCGGAAAGGCCCTGGCTGGCGGTCTGGATGCTGGCCTGAAACCCGGCCGAAAAGCCGGTGATGTTGGCAAAGGTGGCGCCCAGCCGCTCGGCGCTGTCCTTCAAGTTGGAAAGCTGGCCATCGATCGTCTTGGCCTGGCGCTCCATGCCGCCGGCAAACTGCACATTGCCGATCTGCTGCAGATACCGCTCGATCGCGGCGGCCTCCTTGGCCACCGTGGTGGACACGCCGCGGAAGGTGAAGGTCACCCGGTCGCCTTCGGCGCTGGCCTTGATGCCAAACTCCTTCAGCCGCTCGAATTCGCCCACCGTGGCATCGGCCACAGCCTGTACCACATCATCCAGTGTCTTGCCCAGCGCGCCGGCGGTGTTGCCATAGCTGCGCAGCGCCTCCTGGCTGGGATCAAGGCCAAGGTTTTTCAGCAGCACGAAGGCCTTGGTGACTTCCTGCAGGCTGAACGGCGTCTCAGCCGCAAACACCTTCAGCTGGTCAAAGGCCACGCCGGCCGTCGCGGCTGATCCGGTGGCTGTCTCCAGCTGCGCTTCAAGCTGCTGGAAAGCGGCGGCTGATCGCACCGCAAATTGCACCAGCTGCACCGCTGCCACGGCCGCCAGGCTGGCCGCAGCCGGGCCCGCTGTGGCCCGCAGCTTGCCCAGCGCGCCCTCCAGGCCGCCAACGCTGCCCTGGCCGCGCCCGGCGCGGCGGTCCAGATCGTCCAGCGGGCCATTCAGCCGGGTCAGCTCGCGCCGGGCCAGCTCGGTGCTGGCATCGATGCGCAGCAGCAGCTGCTGGATATCAGCGCCCATGCTTTATCCCCTTGCTGCCTTCGCGCGCGCGCTTTTCGGCGGCCTTGTTGGCCCGCTCCATGGCTTCTTGCGCGGCCTGGAATTCGTGGTTTGTCGCGCGCCAGAATTGATCCGGCGGCCAGTGCAGGTGCGCGATGGCAGCGCCCAGCAGCATGCGAAAAGGGAAGCCGTCGCCGGGGTTGTCGCCCGGCTCTAGCCGTTTCCCTCGGTGGCCTTGGCGCCCCCGGTCAGCATCGCGGTCAACAGCGGGCCGAGCACCGGGTAAACCTTCAGAAGGCCGGTCTCATAGATCATCTTGGCCACCACTTCGGCCCGCGTGCCGGCGGTCAGCTTGTTGCCGGTCTCGCGCCCGTGCGCCTTGATGCACTCGCCCACGATCACGCTCAGCTGCTTGATGGTCAGCCCGCTGGCTTTGGATTCCACCTGCGCGGCCAGATCGATCAGGGAACCGATCTGTTCCTCGATGGCCACCATGGCCTCGAAGGTGGGGCGCAGCACATAGTCTGCGCCCCCCAGCGTCACGCTGATTTCACCGCGGTGCGGATTGGCCGGCGCCCCAGCCGGCTTTGCCTTCGCCGCCATCGGATCAGGCCAGCGTCAGATCGGTGGTGGGCGTGGCGGCCAGCACAAACTGCACCGAACCGCTCAGCGCGGCATTCAGGCCGGCATTCACGCTCAGGTTGGTGGCCCACATTTCCGCCTGGAAGATCACGTCATCGGGCGCGGTGCCGGCGTCGCCATCCTTGCGCACCTGCACCACCACACGGGTCTGGTTCTTGTGGGCGGTTTCCACCACGCCATAGCCAGTGGCATTGGGCAGATCGGCCACGAAATCCACCGGAATGGTGATTTCGCGCAGCGTCGGAATCTTGATCGCCACCGTGCCGCTGGTCTTGTTGCTGGCATCGGCGGTCTGCTGGCTGCTTTCGATGTTCAGGTTCTGCTGGCCTGAAAACAGCGCAAAGCTGGGGGTGGTGGCCGGCGCGGCCACCCAGATCTGATAGTCGTTGCCGTTCTTGGCAGCCATCGGGGCACTCCTTCATGAAAAACCCCGCCGGCGGCGGGGGCGGGGTTGAACACTCGTTTGCGGGTGGATCGATCAGGCCGGGCTGGCGAATAGCCGGAACCGCATCTCTTCGATCAGCGTGCCTTCATCGATGTCGCGCAGCTCGTTGGCCGAAACAAAGGCGCACCGGCTGATT